CAAAAATGAGGAACAAGCGCAAATCTGGAAACAGCTTATCGCCGGAACCTTAACGGCACCCGATACTTGGGAAGTCGCCCTATCCGGCGGCGCAGACAAGAAAATAACATTTGAACGCCTCCTGTCAGAAAAGAAACTTGGCTATCTGGCATTACTCCGCAACTTAAGGAATATGCGGAATGCTGGTGTAGGCGAATCTCTGATATTTGCTTCTCTACATGAAGGTGCGAAGAATAGTAAAGCCCTTCCGTTTCGCTTTATTGCGGCGGCGCGTGCTGTGCCGCAGTGGGAGCCTGAAATTGACAAAGCGATGCTTCAAGCCATGAATGGAATTGAGCGCATTAGTGGTAAAACCGTTATTCTAGTAGATAACAGCGGCAGCATGGACGCATCATTGTCAGCGAAATCCGATTTAATGCGTCGTGATGCGGCTTATGCGGTAGCAATATTAACCGCTGGCGTTTGTGAAAAAACTAGGGTATTTGCTTTCAGTGATTCACTTGCCGAAGTTCCGCCACGTCAAGGCATGGCTCTTGCAGATGCTTTGAAAAACGCAACAGAACATAGCAGCACCTATCTAGGTGAGGCGGTTCATGCTATGAATAAAATTGAATATGACAGGCTTGTTGTTATTACCGATGAACAAAGTCATGACCGTGTACCTGATCCGGTTGGTCGCGGCTATATGATTAATGTCGCATCCAACAAAAATGGTGTGGGTTACGGCAAATGGATTCATATTGACGGATTCAGCGAGGCCGTCATTGATTATATTCGTGAATTTGAAAAGGCTTGTCAACCATGAATAAACTACTCGGAAAATTAATCTGCCATTTCAAGGGCCACAGGCGCGGTAGAGTCAAGATAAGGCCAGCGTATGTTACATCTACATCCACTGATCAAAATGACTACCGTGTATTTGAATGTCCACGTTGCGGGCGCGTAACCAGATACAAGATAAAGGAGAAGAAATGAAAATATTAAAATTGACCGCCGAAAATATCAAGCGCTTGATTGCCGTGGAAATTACACCTGACGGAAATCTTGTCCAGATTACAGGGAAAAATGGTGCTGGCAAAACATCAGTGCTCGATGCGATCTGGTGGGCGCTTGCGGGTACTAAACATATCCAGGCGCAACCTATCCGTAAAGGCGAAAACAAGGCGCGGGTCCGTCTCGATTTGGGTGAAATTGTGGTTGAACGCAAATTTACGGAGGCCGGGAGCACGCTGACCGTAGAAAGCATCAAAGGGGCGCGATTCTCTTCCCCACAAACACTGCTTGATAAATTGCTAGGCGAACTCTCGTTCGACCCGCTCGCATTTTCGCGCATGGAAACACGCGAACAATTTGATGAGTTAAGACGCATATCGAAATTGGACGTGGATATTGATGAACTGGATGCGCTGAACAAAGGCGATTATGCCAAGCGCACAGACTTAAATCGAGATAGCAAAGCAAAACGCGCACAAATTGATGGGATGATAATACCAGCAAATACGCCGGATGAACTCGTTGATGAATCTGTGTTAGTGGATGAGTTACAAAAGGCCGGGGAATACAATGCCCAGATAGAGCAACGCAAAGCCAACCGGGAACGTATAATATTAGAGGCCAAAGGACAGCGCGAGCAAGCGGAAAAATTGATGGTGGAAGCAAAGGCTTTAATTAAAGCAGCGGACGAATATGATGAGAAATTGAAATCCGCGCCTGAATTACCACCGCCGGTTGACACAGTTTTATTGCGGCAAAATATTGAGAAGGCCGCGATTATAAATCGATCTGTTGCTGCGTTAAAACAAAAAAGGATGCTTATTTCTCAAGTCGAAGAACTGGAGAATAAATCAACGTCTATAACCGAACAAATGTGTGCCAGAGAACAGGCCAAAGCAGACGCCATAACTCGCGCCAGTATGCCGATACCCGATATTGGCTTTGGTGATGGACAGGTAATTTATAAAAACATACCTTTTGATCAAGCCTCGGATGCGGAAAAACTCCGAGTATCGCTGGCAATAGCCATCGCCGCCAATCCTGAATTACGGGTTATCCGGATACGGGATGGATCATTATTGGATGATGACGGTCTGGCGGCAATAGCAAAGATGGCCGATGAACTTGATTATCAAGTGTGGATTGAACGCGTTGATGGTAGCGGTAAAGTTGGGGTTGTCATTGAAGATGGCATGGTGAAATCATGACGTCGGGGATACATACAATATCAGCAGAAGTTTATCATGCCGATCCATGCGATGAACCATCGCTATCAAGCAGCGTAGCTAAAGTATTATTAAATCAGTCGCCGCGCCATGCCTGGATGCAGCACCCGAAATTGAATCCTGATTACCGGCCTGAGGAAAATTCGCGCTTCGATCTCGGCAGTGCCGCCCATGCCTTATTGCTGGAAGGTAACCAGGCGAAAATAGCGATTATCGAGGCGGACGATTGGCGCACGAAGAAGGCCAAGGAAGAACGGGACGAGGCGCGGGCCAATGGCCTGCTACCGATACTGGTGAAACATGATTTTGCGTTAAAGGCGATGGTTAAAGCAGCCAATGAATTTATTGAAACCACAGAATTGAAAGGCATTTTTGAAAACGGGAAACCGGAACAAACGGTCATTTGGCAAGAAGGAGATATTTGGTGCCGTGCGCGTCCAGATTGGTTGACGAACGATAATAAAATTATTCTGGATTACAAAACCACCGACAGTGCGGCCCCGGAAGTATTTATCCGGCAAATCCCGCGTATGGGTTACGATCTGCAATCAGAATTTTACAATCGCGGCATTTACCGGCTATTCGATCTCATGCCGGTGTTCATTTTTCTGGCGCAGGAAATTGAACCGCCCTATGCCTGTTCGCTGGTCAGTCTGTCCAATGCCTACCGGGACATTGCCGATGCCAAGGTGGAACGGGCGATGGAATTATGGGGACAATGCCTGTCATCCGGCAACTGGCCGTCCTATAACCCGGCGATCCACTATGCCGAGCCAAATTCCTGGCAACTTGCTGAATATGAAGAATTGGTAAATATTAATGATATTAAATAATGTTAATTATGGAGACATATATGAATTATCATTTCAAACCTTCCAAAGATGAATTAGTCAGCAAAACCGTATTACTTGCTGTTGCTGGCACTACTGGTTCAGGGAAAACAGAAAGTGCTATGAGAATTGCACGCGGTATTGTTGGTGATAATGGCAAATTTTGCGTGATAGATACAGAGAACAGACGCGCTCTTAATAAAAAAAGCCGTTATCAATTTGATCATATGGATTTAAAAGCACCATATTCTCCTGACAACTTCAAAGGCGCTATTGACGCCGCTGAACAAGCCCAGTACGGAGCGATTATTGTTGATAATTTATCTCATGAATGGTTTGGGGAGGGCGGCTGTACTGATATGCAAGAAGAAGCCCTTGAACGCATGTCTAAAGGAGATACAGACAAGGCAGCACGTTTGACTGCATTGGCATGGAAGGGGCCCAAACAAAAACATAAAAAACTGATGTATCGAATAATGCAATGCGCTGTACCAATTATATTTTGTTTACGGGCAGAACCTAAAATTAAATTCCAGAAAGACAATGACGGCAAAATGCAGGTAGTTGATGCTGGTTGGCAACCTATTTGTGAGAAAATGTTTGGGTATGAAATGCTGATATACGCATTGCTTATGCCGGAAAATCCAGGGGTGCCTGTCATGCTTAAAAAACTTGAACCGGAATTTGAAGCAATGTTCCCGTTAGGTCAACAAATCACCGAAGAATCCGGCAAACTGATTGTCGCCTGGGCGGCAGGCAGTAAAGCTGTGCAGCATGACTGGCGCGATGAAATTATTAATGCACAATCGCTGGATGAACTCGCTGCACTCTGGAAGAAAATACCGAAGGATGAGAAAGCCGCACTTGAAACGGCAAAAAATACGCGCAAAAAAGAACTTGAAATACCTGGTGAACAATTAATATAAAATGACCGCCCCCCAATTAAAACAACTGAAACAGATGGCACAGAAGGTTGTTGATCTGATGCCATGCGGATTACTGATAAATGGCAAAGGCAATTTCTGCCAGAAGAATGGCAACATAGTACCATCTGTAGATGTATTGAGACAGATTGATACAATTATTGACCATGCCTTTGAACTCAACCGCGTGATCCAGAACCTTGAAGGCCGGAAGGCGAAGAAATAAAGCCGCCTGAATGAACATATAGGAGAGATGAGATGAAGCTCAGTAAAAAAACAGCGACCGCAGCATTTATTGGATCGGCCATGAGTATGCCGTGGAATATTGGTAGTGTATTTCATTCCGGCAAACACAAATCATCACTATCAAGATTTGATCGTGCTAAACGCAAACGGACAAATAAAGCTGCAAGGAAAGCAAGGCGTATTAATAGACTGAAAGCCGCCTGAATGACCTATTATGAACAATGGCTCGATGTGACAAACAACGTGAGAGGGTAAGTCTAAAAACTTATGGTGAAAGCCCTAATCGATTTACAGTTCAATTCTGTGCGCGTCCTGAGATATCGCAGGTCGTCACAAAGAGCCGCCCGATACAGGAAATAGACAATGACCCCAACACAGGCACTTAATAAATCTATCGCTCACTGGCAGCGGATGTTGAAGCTGACGATAGAGGAACAACCATGAGCAAGACACCGAGAACTGATGCTATCAGACATGCCGACGTAAATGCGGTTGATGGATTTTATAGATTATCAGAATTGAGTTGTCAACTCGAAACCGAACTCATTCAGGCACAGGAAGAAATCAAGCGGTTGAAGGAAGCGTTGGAGTTTTATGCTGAGTTTGACATTGTAGACAAAGGTCAACGCGCCAAACAAGCACTGGAGCAACCATGAGTGATATAAACATTGCAATAAGTATAATAGAAGCAGAAGCCAGAGAAGATATTAATGCTGCTAAAACTCTGAAGGATAAATTCAAGGCCGCATTTTCCAGAGCGCGTAATCATTATATGTTCACTGATGAAGATATACAATTCAGAGCTGCAATCGGTGCGGTATTGATTGTACTGGATAAAGATTCTGATGATTATAACCGTGTCTTGAAAGAAGTGCATACATTAAATACTTTATCAGCAGCATTGTCCGGTATACCAGTAAATTTTAACCAAATGGAAATTGATTTTGAACCGATTGGGCTTATGAAGCTATGGAAGGGGCAACCATGAACCTCACTGAACAACAATCCCTGCTTATTATCGCAAGGCATGAATGGCCAGATTCCATTAATATTCAACAGGATGCTGATTATTATGAGCCTATTATTATTACTAATGTAGATGATTATGTAAGCACTATTTATTTAGACCACAACTTTATTGAGCCAATCTGGAATCAGTGGCTGGATAGGCTAGTTACACGTTTTACAGAACAGTCAGAAGATTTAATAAAACAGGATAAGATTGATCCTAATGATATTAGGAATTGGGCCAGAGCAAATGCGTTGAATGATTTATTAAAACTCAGCACCCCACTAGATAAAGCCAATGCCCTGATTAAATACTGGTTAGCGGCAGGAGAAATAACTGAAGAGGATTTGAAATGAATGAAGCTATTGAAAGTGTAGAAATTAACGGGGGAAAATATTTCAGGCAAACAGAACAGGATATACGTGTTAATCAACTGTTGTCAGACGTTTATGGTCAATTATGGGCAGAGGCGTGCTACGATCCATATAATGAAAGCACAAGAAAATTTGCCCTTCCGTTATATGAAAAAATGCATGAATTAAACACAATATTAAAATTCAAAAAATGAGGATTTGAAATGAACCATCTCGACTATAAAGCAGAAGAGCATTATACAGCCCGGCTTGAGGCAACGCTTGACTCGCTGAAAATGGAACCTAAATACTGGTCTGATGAGGCGCAACAAATGGCTGACAATCTGCCCATGCAATATATCCACTGGTTGCCGATTGTGGCAAGGCATTGGCATAGTCCGTTGAAACTGGGTGGGGCGTTATATTGTGAATATGCGCCATTTATTGAGACTATTGGTATTAAGGATGATTACGTTGTCTGGGGTGAGAGAAGCAAGTTATTTTTTAGAAGTGAATTTGAGAAGGCTTATGAACAAACAAAACCAGTTTGACTCCTTCCTAGAAACTCAACAGGCCATGCGCGAGGAACGGGACAGGATGGTGATAGAAGGCATTGCGGATTACCTCATGAAATGACTAAATTGTATGGTGATGAGGTAGTAGAAAAGGCGATCATGACTTATAATCCGTCTTATAAGAATGACAACTAATCAGGGCGCTATATAAATCTCCTTCTGGTTTCTCGGATTAGCTGCATCACCATTGGCAATAGCAAGTCCATTCATCCAATACCAGCGCCGGAAGGCCGCAGTCCCATCTTCCTTTAACCATTGATCAAGTTCCTTGTCTGCCAGTTTCCAGAAGTGGAAAGGCAATAATCCAAAACGTATTAATTCATACAGGAAGTCATGGCCGCATGATCCGCGCACTACATTTGATGTGTCCCAAGTTAGTCCGCTTGCACCATCCCAGGCGAACCAGGGGGAGACAGTCATCACGCCTTTTGTAGTTATCGTGCCAAGTTTTGTAATAATATCCTGTTCAGGAAAGATATATTTTAACTGAAAGACCTCCGGCTCATCATAAAGCTGATTTTTATAGCCCTTGCGGTATCTCATTCAGGGTAGTGGCAGTGCTGCGCGTCCAAGTAAGGAATTGACTATACCATCGACAATCGCCGGGGTGACTTCAACCGCATTATCAGAAAATACTTTTTCCACACTGGCTCGTATTTCCGCCGCAGTAGAACCTTTGACATCGCTGGCCGTATAAGTAAAATCTTGTGTTCCATCACCATTTAAATCAACTCCACCAGCAACGAATGATTTATTCTTACAATCCCACCATCTGACTGTAAAGGCTTCCGGTTTCTCGGCATCAGATTCAACCGGCTGCACATATTCCGCTACCGTACAACCCTGAAAGTTTTGCGGATTGAAGTCAGTCAGTTGTGAATGTTGGCGCAACCAGGATATCCCAGGCATGGTGGAACACCCGGACAATACCAATACACAGGCAATGATTAAAAATAAATTGAGTTTACTCATGATGAAATACCTCTTTTTATAAAGCATTTTTGAATGTGCGCAGGTTCGTGCGCCACGGTTCCATCATTGGCGCCATTTCCGTGCGCGGTTCTAAACACGCACCCATCGCTAGTGTATAGGCCAGTTGTGTATCAACTAGCTCATGCGCCCACGCGAACTGCACGGCCTGGAATGCTCGTTCTTTCATGCTCTCGGCGACATTTTGCGATTGAATGGACTTAATCAACAATTCCATATCAGCACCGGCGATACGATGGTCAGTGGCTTTAATAACATCCATAGCGAACAATCCACAAGCATCTATCCGCAGGGTGCGCCCGGTGTAATCCACCGCCCCATGCGCGTATTGTGAGGTCACATATAATACTGTGGCCAGGACAAACGGACTGACCGGAAGCGCAATGAGTGCGGCTATGATTAATAGCAGCAGGCGTTTCATAGTCCTACCCGGATAAAATAATCATAGTATTAATTCCCAATGCACCATGTCATCGAACTTGTTGTCCTTGACTTGTGTATCCATATTCCAGTCGCCGCCCCATCTGATTTTAATATTCATACTGATGGCTAGTCCCTTCACTACACCTGCGAAATAAGACATGCGCTCCCGGTCTTTCCAGTCTACGGGATAAGGGATTACATCAACCGCAATAGATGGTATCTTGTTATGCTTCCCATCCGGCCATTTAAGTTGTGAATTGCCGGAACCAAACGCAATGTTCTGTGCAATTTGGCCACGATGGCCTTCCAACACCTTGCAATCAAAATGATTTACGACCTGATAAAACAGACGTTGCAAATCCTCATGACAAGTTTCTAGTTTGGCAATGGAAGATTGGGAAAATTCAGCCATTATTTATACTTCCAGTAAATGACCCACATGGCCGCGACCAGCAATATCCCGGTAACAAAGCCGATCAGCACCAGTTCAAAGTCAGTCAACCCGCTCTGGTTGTTAAGAATAGCGGTGGCCGTAGTTTGAGCGATTTCTTCAACAGGTTTCATGGTTCGTACTCACGTGTACTGCGCATCAATGCCCGGCCACCGACATGCGGCGCATCGGCAGTGGTATTGGAGGCCCCGAGATGCTCAAGCTGTTTTAATATCTTCCAGTTGATTTCTTCCTGCCGGGCCTGAGAGGCTTTGATCTCTCTTACTGTATCCGCCGTATAAATGATGTTCTGCTTGATCGGTTCCAGCGTAAGTTTCATTTTCTCATCGGTGACCATGTTTTTTTGGTCAGACTGGATATTGTCTATGTCTCCTTCGGCTTGTGTCACACGCCAGCCTAAAGAACCATAACCAGCGGAGACAGCCGCAACTGTAATAAATACAGAAAGCAGGAACGGAAGCCATTTAGTGTCCAGTGTCATTACAATAATCTCCGTATCACCAATTTTGTCAAGCGTTTCAAGACGCCAATGGCCTGTGCCGCATTAGTCACATTCGCGTCCCACCATGTATCAAATTGCGCGTTGGTCATGGTCTTGAAAGAATTAACTATGGTATCTGCCTTGATGATACTTTCTAATTCCTCAAGGCGCAGTTCTTCCGTTGTTTTAACTACAGGTACAACGGTTATGGTCTGCCCCTTAATCCAGAGATCACGTAGTGGCGTATTTGCGGCATTATCATAAGCAAACGCATCGGGAAACTTGTCCTTTAAACGATCCACATGCGCCTGTGCTTCGGCTTGTGTCGGATATTCTTGAAATTTTACAATCCGGTTATTTTCAACTTTTACTATCGCGATATACATAATTTACTCCGACGATCCTGATGCCACGCCAGCATCAAAAGTGTTTGGCGTCACAGTGGTTAATCTGACGGTTGTTAATTCAGCGGATAATGATTTACTAAAAGCTCCGAGATCAACTTGGGCGTTGTCCGATCTGCTCGTAGTAGAATGTGAAACCCAAGTAAAATCAGAGGCGTCCTCTAAAGACAAAATAACAGAGCCGTGCAAAATACCCGTCCCGCTATAACTGGCTGTAATTAACATTGCAGTGGTGCTTATTGCAGTAGTTGGCCCAGTCTGGCAAGACCCCAAATACCCTGTGGCTTCTATACCACCGGCATCGCCTAATTGAATTTGCCAATTTGTATTTCCATTCGTGCTTCCGCCGACAATATTGATGGTGACTCGTTTCGCCCCAGATGGAATAGTAAAATCTTTTGAAGTCCCGGAGGTCAGGGCTTGTTCGGCAAGAATGGTAATGCTGGAACCCAGTGCATCAATCGCCTGTTTGGTTCTCAGGGGCGTCATCAACGAGGCGTTTTGCGTCCCCGCTTCGGCTTCGGCTTGGGTTGCGACACCCAGATAAAGCACATCTAATTGCGTTGTGGTATCGGCATAGACATAAGCCACACTCCCCGCCACTACGGTTATATCTACACCGCCATTAACGATATTGAGATTGGCGGAATGGGTAAGTGTGGGTGTGCTGTCAAAAATCACCTTCATCCAAGCGCCCGCTTGGGGGGCCGTGCCAAACGAGGTAATCGGGCCGGTACTGCCGGTGATATGTCTCGTATTCCCATCAGTAGCCCAAATATTACAAGTAGCGACTGAAGCTACGGCAGCGCCTTCCGCTTCGATAATGGAAGCAGCGGTCATGGTAATGTCGCCGGTCATGGTGCCGCCAGCGAGCGGTAAAGCACCCAGGGATGTTAATGCTGCTGCTGCTGTAATCGCATTGGTGCCGCCTTGAGAAACAGGCACTGGTATCGTGATAGTACCGGCCCCGGTAATGGTAGCGGCTTCAAATCCATCTATTGCAGCATTGGTACGGATAGTTTGTGCAGCGGCAGTAAATACCGGCAATGTAGTATCAAAATCATCCGGGTCAAAGCTGTCAGCCAGTCTCACGGTCCCGGTGATTTGATCGTCTAGGCGTTGCGCGATCATGGTCAACCTGTCCAGTGGTTCCTCAATGGCCGTTTCCGCTGGCAATGGATCATTTTCAATAATATCTATGAGTTGGGTAATGGCTGGTTCCCGCAAGATGGTCCAGGTCACGGTTGAGGCCGGGGCGGTAACGGCGGTGACAGTGCCGCCTGCGGCAACACCGGCTCCTGTTACCGTGTAATGCGTAGTGATTGTTTTTACCGTTTCTATACCAGTCGCAATAATGCGCTCGATGACGGTCAGATCGCCATTAGCGAGGAAAAGATAGGGGAAACTAAACGCTGTAGTAACGCCGTCGCCGGTGTAGGATTTGCGGATAGCAGTGCTGGCTATGGTCATAGTTAATGCCTTGTTTCAGTCTGGTTCAAAATCTGGTTGCCGAAGTATAACGTATCTATCATTTTTAACATGGTCATTTTTTGTAGCCGTAGATTGGATGACCGAGAAATCCTGAGATACCCTCAGCCAAGCCCTGTTCGTGTAACTGTTGCATAAAAATCGGTTCAAAGTTCTGTGCGGCATGACGTGCCCGGTGGAATGTTCGTTCTGCGGTGCCTGCGTCCTCATCAAACATTCTTGGTGCCCAGTACGGGCTGATCCATTCCTTTTCAGTGATTTGTGTTGTCATTTCTTTGGGGATGATACCGAGTTTGCTGCCTGCGGTCTGCCAAGGCTTCTGTACCCATTTGAACGGCTCAATAAATTGCTTGGAGAATTGCATCTTTCTACCGTCACCTAATTCCAGCATGAGTGGTTCTTTGTTCTCCCAGAGCGGGTGTCCAGACATCATTATATTGATCGTGTTACCGACAATCCCGAAGAACGCTGCGCCCCTCAAAAAGTAATTAAAATGCAGCGCCTGTGCTCTTGGATTTTCCGCAAAGCCCGGTATGGCTTTGGCAATGACTTTCAAATTAGAGATCGTCCAGTCCGGGGCGAACATGAGTAATTGCATGAAGGTTCTGGACTTCGGAGAAAGTGCATCAAAGGCTACTGCCCTGCCGAGTCTTGAGGTGAACCGTTCTGCCATTGCCGCCCAGTTCTGACCACCAAACATATCATTAACACTACCGGCAATTTCTCTGGCTAATACATCTCTGGGAACATCTTTGTTTGCAGGATTTAATAATGCCTTTTCCATTTCCTTTGCAAAAACCGCGATTTTCCCGCCAGTCATTACCCTGTCCCACATGAAATAATCCATTTTCCGGTTAGCACCTTCAAACAATCTCAGCCCTGTGCCGACTGTGCTTTTGACTATCGCGCCAAACACACCATCCAGTTTATCAATCGACTCCTGGGCTGATTTCAGGCTGGAATAAAAAATATCCGTGCCGACATCCTCAATCGTGCCGATCTTGAGCCCTGCTTTCAGTCCTTCATCAACAATATCCCCGGCTTGACCTGTTCTTAACTGATCGGCATAACGGGGGATATTTTTTGGATTCAGTCCGGAAAAGAGTGATGATTCCAAAAGGGCATTGGCATGGAAAGCAGATAACGCAACCAATGATCGCTTCATGGCAAAGTTCAAGGCTAACATGCCGCGGTACCACATCGGCGGATCAAACGTCCCAAACGCCATCTTTAATGGTGGCGCCAGATCTGGGTGTACCGCCATACCCTGTAACTGCTTCACATCATTAATGGTCTGGTAGCCTTTCGGCGCATCATCGATAGCCATGATAAATGGCTTTCCGGAATCCGGTGCAATTTCATCCTTGAGTAAATTCATGATCCGTTTGTTCTGTACGGCAACGTGTAAGGCGTTACCGTAGGTTTTCATGATCTCGGCAATATCATCCGTTTCCAGTTTCAATCCCATTGCTTCACCTTCCTTGATAGTGGGGATCGTCCGTTCCTTGCCGAACTTGAATTTTCCTGCACCTGCGGCTTGTAATAATCTGTCGATCAGTCCCTTGTCCCGTTTCCATAAATGCGTAACGTAGTTTTCCAGCATACCATTGATAATGCCTTCACGTTCCGCCAAATTACCCAGCGACCTGAAATAACCCTGTATCTCTTGTGCGGTTGCATGTTCTTCTGCCGTTAACTTAATACTGTCATCGCCATCAATCCAGCGCGTGACTTTAGCGCGTGATGCCTTGTCCGGGAGTTCTTCCAATACAGCTTGCGAGGCTATCCAGACCTGCCGTTGTCCGGTAGCAATATTACCGCGCCTCATTCTGAACAGATCATCACGGGTAATGGCTTGTTCGAGACTCACGGTTGCTTTTTTGATTGCACGGGCGGCAAGCCCAATACCTTTGTAACCTGCCAACGCCGCAATGCCGACAATGGCTGAACCTAATAACGCATCACCAATACCGCCGGTATTTTCACCGTCTGCGCTGATCGCCGTAGTGCTTAACCCAAAGGCGCTGCCGCCAATAATGATCATGCTTGCGGCGAGTTTTGGGTTGATCCTGCCAGCATCCAGTCTGAGTTCCGGCCTGCCGATAATCGGCACGTCTTTTGTTTTTGCCAATTCTGCTTTCGTTAATAGTTTTGCATGGCCGGGGACGATGATCTCAACCTTGTTCTTGTTGAAAGGCAGAGCATCAACATTGATCAGTTCCCATTCACCTGCTTTAAGATTTTCCCATAGGTTTGCAATCTGGCTGGCTGGGACTTGCGCTTCCAATACCTCATCCGGCGCGAGATTAAGTTTATTAACGCCGCTATACTCAACGATGACACCACCTTTCCTGTCCCTGATAATATTTATGGTCTTGCCGACGCTTGCTTGAAATTCAATCACATTTCCTGCTAATGGTTCTTTAGGCGGTGCTGCGCCAAGATCGGTGGTGACTTCACCCCAATTAATCCCGGCTTTTTCTCCGGCCGTGTCCATAGACTTCTGTATTTCCACGTCCGTTTTTTCAATGCCGAAAGAATCCAGAACAGACTTGATGGAGGTGTGAACATCGCCGCCTTCACTGATGGATTTCTCTAATGCTTTTTTGAGCGCTTCTTTATTTGGAATTTTTGCTTTTGCGAATGGCCCAAGAAATGCACCAAACAAGGCGCTTGCACCTGCTGCAATCTGTACTTCATTCAGTGTGCGTTTACTGCTAATAACATCACTATCACCCAACTGGCGTGCCATTGATATCGGAATTTCCGCAACTGCGCCCATCACTCCGGCTGACCCGGCACCAACGACGATCTTGGCGGTCATTTGTGCAGCCTTCGTCATTTGTGCAGTGGTCTTTGCTGCAAGTCCTGCCGTCCTAAGTGCGCCCAATGGAACAGCAAAATATTCAGGATCAGCAATCATTGCATTGACTAAATGGGCAGAGAGCCCGCCCGGATCATTCTTGGCCGCTTCAAAGATCATTCCAAAGTCAATATCTTCCTGTTGCTCGGCTTTTTCTACGGCCTGATTAAAGTCCTCATAACGCTCGGTGATAATGTCATCAAACGTATCAATCAGTGATTGTTTCTGGTTTTTGAGATTGTGTAATTGTCTTGTTTCATCATCATTCAGATCGCGGGATTCCATTTGCTTGATTTCCGCATCCAGTGATTTGATCCGTCCGGCAAACTCCAGATCTGCCGCCTCCTCACCCTTGCGTTTGAAATACCATCTCACCATCCCGGCCAGCCCGCCTTTGCTCCATGATCCAAAATCAAGATTGTTCATGAACCCGGACTGGTATTCCTGCAAGATTTCAGCTTTAGCGGTGCCTTCATTCAGTTGAGTGATCACTTTTTCCACTTCCTTTTCACTCACGGTTTCACCACTTTTAATCCGTTTCTGGATGTTTTCAAACTCCGTTGCGGCCTGATTGGTTTTCCCGGCAAGTAGCTCAGCTTCCTTCACGATTTCATCGGTATTCAAATTGGCAAGTTTATTCGCGTAACCCCTGCGGACTTCTTCCGCTGGCCGGATGTTCCGGATCGCCGGGGCTTGTGGTTTGGTCAGATCAAGTTCAATCGTGTCTTTCAGATTTTCCCATGCCCTTTCCCTTGCCGTGTCCATATCTGGGATCGCCATGTTTTCAAAATGGGCGCGTACCAGATTGTCATAACGTGCCGTGACCTGTGGATCAGGATCGGCTGCGGTAGTGAACGGAACCGGGAAATCAATACCAAAGATTTCTTGTCGATGACGTTCGTTTTCCTGCTCAAAGTCACGTTGAATATAATCTCCAAGCGCAAACGCATTGGTATTGCGATCTTTGTCCTTGCCCTTGACCTGTTTGTAATGTTCATTAATTGCGGTCTTTTCCTCACTGCTGCGCGTGAGTGAATTTTTTACAAACTTAACCGGATCGGGAAAGCTACTTTCTTCAAGTGCCGCAATTTCCATGAATCTTGCTGCTTCAAAATCATTAAATTGGCGATAGGCAACAGGAGCATTATCATGGATGGATTTCACCATCCTGGAC